TAATACATTTCCTTTAAAATTAATACCTGATAAAGACAAAGCTTGTCGGTAATCTATGGTTATTTCTTCCCCTAAACTACCACCTTTACACCCATCAATATCTCTAATTGCTACTAAATCTATATCGTTATTTGGCAATAATACCATTTTGGCATTTGGAAACACAGAGTGATTTGTAAATCTACCTGCTTGTGTTCTTTTGCCTTGAATCCTAGCTTGGCATATCACATCATCTTTTTTTATAGGTGATGTTAAAAATAAGCCTTTTCCTTCAATTGCTGAATCTGCAACACGAACTATATTGCTAAATACTGAAATTTGATCTTCTTCATTTTCAGACTGTTCTTTAGCTATTTCATGTGAAATTCCACATTCTTTTAAAAGCTTTTGATAGTCATTTCTATCAGCTTCTTTTGCTACCTTTTCAATAGATAGCTTAACATTATGGTCATTTTGCCAATTTTCGCTTTTTTCTACAAAAAACTCTTCAACATCATTAGAGTCTTTTAAGTCGGTAGCATATATGTTTTGCCATACCATATCTTCTAAAACATAGCCTATTTTTCTGCCAGGCTCACCTTCAAATATAAAAGGTGCTTCTAATATCTTTGTGCTACCATCCTCGTTTAACATCATAACTTTGCCTTTAAGCAATACGTTCATGTGTTTAAACTTCTGTTTATGGCCAACTGCCATTGTGCCTTTTGGCATAAATACTTCTCTAATACATAGATTAGGCCCAAAATGATGCACTAAAGGGCAATCTACTTGTGGCAACTGTAACATTGCCTTTTCTGCTTCATCTACATTAGTAAATACTTTTAATGCTGTATTACCAATTTGAACAAGATCATTCATTGATTATAGTAAGGCACCTTATATGGTTTGCCATTTACTGTTATATTAATAAAACCTACTGGTTTTGCAGGTAATGTTGCTGTTCCTGTTGTAGCGCTTGTAGCACTTGTAAAATTAAGCAAATTTAAGAAAAACTGTTGCCAAGGGCGAGTTGGTCTTTTTGTCTGATTATCTAAAAATTCAGACTGTGGATAAGGATTATTTTGATTGGTTCCCCAAATTCCACCAGCCATTAGTTTTCCCCTTGTTCAGCTTTTAGATTAGCTGATATTATAACTGCATTTATAGGGTCTGTAACTACAACTTCAAAAACACGATCCCTTGACCAACCTAATCTACGCCAAATAGCACGATTTTTATACTGACCTATTTGTCCGATAGAAGTCCAATGTTCTTTAGACCATGTAGAACCACCATCATTTGACCAACGTAACATAGCTTGTGGATTAGCGCCAACAGTTTCATTGTTTAATGGTTGAGTAATGCCTGTTAATCCTACGCCTGGTTGAAATTGTATTTGGAATTCTTCCAAGTATTGACGTTGTAAATCAGTTACTAAATGAGGTGCGCGTCTTAATCTACGAATTTCTTGACCATTGTCAGTATAATTATTAGGGTCTAATAAATAAATAATTCCATTTGAATAATCACCAACATAGACTAAACCTTGAAATACTGCTGAACAATTACCACGATGTCTATGATAAGTATTAGTATTGTCTACATATAACCATTTATGCCACATTTGAGTAGCTATATCAAAAGCCCATGTTAAATCTAATGTTGGAAATGAAATAACATATACTTCATGGCCTTCTTGTTGATAAGTCCATGCAATAGCGTCATCTATATAACCACCTAATAATGATTGCTCAACAGCATGAGTAGATATGCGAGTTGGAATATAACCATTCATCATCATAATTTCAGCTTGACCACGATTATTTCTTGATATGTAAGCAAATGAATTGCCTAAACGAGATACTGAAAATTTAGCCGCAATACCGTGTTGAGTAGATGTGCCTGGAATACGTTGAAAAGGAAAAGGATAAGAACCTACATCTACCCATACTTCAGATGATGTGTCGCCAAGTAAATAAACTTCACGATGATCTACAATTAAAGACACAAGATTATCAGGCGATCCGTCTTTAGATGAAAAGCTTAAAGGATTGGTAATAGGGCTTAATGGATTGGAAGAAGCCCATTGTTGTGAATTTGGTCTATTGTAAACAAAATAGTTATCTACAATATCAACAGTATTTCCGCCTGTAAATGCACCGTCAGATGTTGGAAATATAGTAAAATTTAAAGCATACATAGTTTCAGAACTAACTGTTTGTGATGTGCTTATAGGATATGTTCCTGTGCCACCGCTACCAGTTCCAAATGTTAAAGTAAGAGTTAATCCTATACCGCTTCCGTTAGATGATGTAGAAGCTGGATTGCTAGGTGCAGATGTATAACTTCCAGCGTTAGTTTGAGTTAAAGTTAATACTTGACCTGTGCTTGTTAAAGTAGCCACAGGAACGCTAAATCCTGATCCTGTTCCGCCAATAGAAGCTGCTGTTGCAGATAAAACTGTGCCTGTTGCTGTAAAGCCTGTGCCAGGGTCAGTAATTGTAACTGAAGTTACTGCGCCACCTGTTACCACAATAGTTGCTTTAGGATATGTAGTTGCTGTAGCACCACTTACATAAGTCATTTGAACATTATTGTATGTTCCGTTTGTATAAAGCGATCCACCTGTAATTGAACCTAATGTAGCTGCGCCAACAGTTACAGAGCCAACAGTATAAGTTGCAGGTGTTGTTCCATAAACGCCACCTAATACGGTTATAACATCATTTACTGCATAACCTGTGCCTGGCGTTGCAATAGATTGGCTTAAAACAGTTATATTGCCTAAAGCAGTAATAATAGTATTATTGATAACTGAAGCACCTTGAATAGTTTGACCTGGATATAATGTGCCTGTGCTTCCAGTTACAGTCATTGTAGTGCCTGACATTGAAGCAGTTAATACAGAAGCAACTGCCGCAGAATTCATTAATGTTGAAGTTACAGATTGAGTCTGATTAATTGTGTATGTTCCGATTCCGCCTGTACCTGTTCCTAATGCTGTAATAATAGTTTCAGGTGTTACATTTATCCCAAATAAAGCTTGTCCTGTGCCTATTGTGCCACTTGTAATAGCAGTTACAGTTAAAGTTGTGCCTGTAATAGAGCCTGTAAATGAAGCAGAACTAGGATTAGATATGCGCCATGAATAACGATATGATCCGTCTACAATATATACGTTTAATCCGTTATCAGTAATGCTTACTCGACCTACTGAAGTATTTAATTGACCTACAAGTGTTGGAATTAATGTTGAAGTTAAAATATATACATAAGGGCCTACAACAGCCACCATGTAATTACCACCTGATAAAGTTCGCATACCACGAACTTCTTGTTTATTTTGAAATACGATTGCAGATGTAAGACCAGGCGTAGGATAAAGCGCTACAACGCCTCTTTGACCTTCACCTTTTAGTGGATCAATTTCAGGGCGAAAGTTAATACATTCTTGCGCATCTTGATAAATGGAAGGTGCTGTATAACTTGGGCCTACAAATCCAAAATCAGGCATTATTTGACATCCTTGTAAGTTTCGCCATTTCTAATTCTGCGGATTGTAGATTCGCCAACTTTATTCCAACGTGCTATTTGTGCAATAGAATATTTTTGTAAATCTATTTTAATTTGTATTACTTGATTTTCTGTAAGAACACGTTTTTTAAATTGTGGCTTGCCTTTCATTGCATTGCTTATTTTTTGTTTTGATTCCTCTGATAACTTTGTGCCTGTTTTATTTGTATTACCTTTGCGTATTTCTGACCATTTTTTTCTTGTTTCTAAAGAATGTTTACATCCTTTAAAATTTTTACCCCAAACTGATGATCCATAAGTATTGCCTTTCATTTTTGCTTTATGTTCTTTAGTATGTTTGTATCCTGATGAGCCTTCACCGCCATCAGTTATATTTACAAGCTTAATGCCTCTACGTCTATAAATATCGATAGCTTCTTTTTCAATTAAAAAAGCAAATTCTTCATCAATATTGTCTTTAATAATTTCAACAATAAAACCATGTTTATTGACAGTTCTATGCCAATATTCACTACGACCTGATCTTTGTTTTGATCGTTTTGCTGTGCCTTTACCAACGTAAAATATTTTGTTTGTGTCGGCTTTTTTATGTTGATAAACTAAATGCATAATATTATATAAGTTATTGATTTATCTAAAGAAACCGCCCGTTAAAATCCAACCTGCGTCCTTTTGCCTACTACTCAACAACGCGTCATTAAATCGTGCAGATTGAACAGGTTTCATATTGGTGCGTTTTACAGTTGCTTTGCCTTGTGCTGCATAAGCAGAAATCATAGCTAATTGCGTTTGTGATGATTTACCAAACATAGGCATTAAGCGTTCAGCTAAACACCAACGTAAAGCCATTGCGTAGCCTTGTGGTAGGTTTATATTGTCATATTGTGTAACAAATCTTTGAAATAATGTATTTACAAATAAGTGCATTTCACCTTGAGCAGGATTAGGCCATACAAATATATTTCCTAATGTTTCTGAAGGTTGATAATAAAGAGCTTTAGGCCATGGGCCATTTAAAGTCTTTAAACCAATCATTTCGTAATCTTCAACATTTAATACTGCAACAGGATAATCTAATCCCCCATTGATAATAGGAACACCATTAGAATTAGTGTTAATACGAACGAACGATGAATCAATGGAAAGTGGTCTTTGATAATAAAGGTTGATTGCAGTAGATGAAACCGTTTGAGAAATATTGACTTGATACGTTCCCAATTCATTGACATTTCCCCCTGCGCCTGTAAGCATTTGAACGATTGTTGTTCCTGCTGAAATACCTGTGCCACTTAATGTTTGACCGATTGCAATAGCGCCTGATGTAATACCTGTGACTGTTAAAGTAGTTCCACTAATTGAACCTGTGATATTTGCACCAATTTGACCGCCTGGGCCAATAGTATATTGAGTTTGACCTGGCGTAATAGGGAATATGATTTCTGTTTTGTAATAAGTCATCATATCTTCGTTAGACCATTGATCTAACATATCATTAAGCATATCAAATGCGTCTTGAGATTCTTCAGGGGTTGGAGTTTCACCTGAAGCTAACGCTCCAATGTCTTTCATTGCTCTTGAAATAATATCAATGGGTTGTGCCATTATAGATCACCTACATTAATTTTTAGTGGTTCCCATGGTAATGGGGTTTTTTTAACGCTTTTTAAAGAAGTTAGCTGATTTTCAAGATTGTCTGTAATATGACAAACGCCATTTATAGTTGCTTCTTTTTCAATCCATGAAGCAATATCTTCTTCTTTTACGTCTGATAACGGTATATTTAGAATTTTATCACTAAACCACCAATTACCTTCTGTTTCTACAGAATTATCTTCATCATTTGCTATTACATGGTATTTAGCATGAATAATTAAATCGCCATCTGTAGAAATTTCTTTTATTTTCCAAGTATGATTTGCCATATTATTTTCTTTTTTAATAATCTATAAGTTAAACAGATGTTGGTGTAGTCCATGGTAAAGGTAATACTACAACCGGTGGGTTAATTTGAATTGCAATTTGTTGTGCAACATTAGCTTCATATTCTGCTACTTGTTCTGCGCCCAATGCTTCTTTTACCCAACCTACAACTTCATCTAAAGTTAAGTTAGCATAAGGAATAAAAGATTCACTTGAATTAAGTGTTATGCCTACTGAACCATAAACTGATCCGTTATAAGTGCCATCTGTAGCTGTTAAAGTCCAATGAACTGTAAATACTACATCTTTTTGATTATCCTTTTCAGGATATGAGTCCATTGATACTACGTTCCATGTGTTAGTAATTGCCATAATATTTTTCCTTTATTAACTTAATCTATACATAATGTATGTGTTTGCTGCAGTTCTTCTTAATCTAAAGTGTGCTGATACACCTGTTGCTACTGTTAAAGTACCTACAGATGTCACACCTGTATTTACAGCCATTGTAATTGTACCTGAAGCTGTGTTTACAATATGGAAATCAAAACCAATATTAGTAGTAGGTACGCTAGTAAATCCAGCATCAATAGCAGTTCCTGTAGGTAAAGTTACTGTATAAGAAGTACCTGTTGTGTTAATTATATCTGTTTGTAATTGAGCTACAGTTAAAGTTGTTACTGCTGATATAGATGTAGGTGCTGGTGCATATTGCCATAAAAGTCCTGATTCAATATAAGTATTACCAGCAGAGTCTATACGCATACGTTCTGTATTGTTGGTAATTAATGCTAATGGGGTTGCTGAAGTTGTGCCAACATTAAAAACAGTATTATTTATTGCGTAATTTACTAATGTCACTGCACCGCTATCTGTAATTGTAGATGTAAGATAATTTCCTGCTGTAGTAGCTAAAGAAAAAGCTGTTGAACCAGAAGAAGCTACAACTGCAAATTTACCATAACTACTAGGACTCGTAGTACCAATTCCTACATTACCTGCGTTATCAATACGCATTTTCTCTGTAATACCAGTTCCAGTATCTGTGGAAAATACTATTTGAGAATTCCAGTTTGTTCCTGAATTTTGAAGGAAATCAATGGCTGTTTGTTGTCTACCAGCATATCCATACCCAGATATTCTTAATGATGAGGCATCTTGTGCAGATAATGCTTGCATAGCAATACCATTAGTAGTAGTAGAAGCTGCATTAGATAAAGCAATAGCTAATTTACCATAAGTACTTGGGCTAGTTGTACCAATCCCTACATTACCTGCAGAGTCTATTCTCATGCGTTCTGCTAAAGTAGTACCAAATATTAACGGAGTACTACCATTGGTGTAAATTAACCCTGCTGTTCCGTTTTGAAATGCTAAACTACCTAAACCAGCATTAGATAAACCAACAGTTGTTCCTGTTGCAGTAGAACCATATTGTAATAAAGAAGTTCCTGTATATGTTGGAGTTGACCAATAATCAGATGCTTGAGCTTCAATTAGAACAAAACCAGCAGTTGAACTAGCTCTTGCTGTATTTCTAACACTATTACCAAACACTTCAAATTTATTAGCTGGTGTAGTAGTACCAATCCCTACATTACCAGCAGAGTCTATACGCATACGTTCTGTACTATTTGTACTTAATGCTATAGTATTAGTAGTAGGTAAAAATAATCCATTAGTAGGCGCACTTGATCCGCTAGGAATTAAACTTGCGCCTGTAATTGTGCTAGAAGCAGAAAGTGTTGTAAATGTACCTGATGATGCTGTTCCACCACCAATAGCACCTGGAGCTGCAAAAGTTGCACCGTTTAATGATGAAGCATTTAAGTTAGCTACGTTTGTTGTAGATGTTACAGTTAATGGTGCTGTTCCTGTAGCTATAGTAGATATTAATTGTGTTCCTGTAACTGTGCTAGATGATGCAATAGTACCTGTAACTGATAAATTACCTGCGCCTGGATCTGTAGTGTTGTTTATAGATACACCACCAGAACTAAATATACGCATACGTTCTGTATTAGATGTACCAAATAGCATTGGATATGCTCCAGAATGCCATAAAAAAGCACCATAAGCAGCACCAAAATTAGCACCTGTACTAGAATCTATACCAAAATAAAATGTTCCGCCAGTATTTGAGTATATTTGTGAAACACCATTGGTTGTTGTTGATGGTGCTAAACGACTTCCAATAAATGCTGTAGATACTACATCTAGTTTATATGCTGGAGTAGTACCAATACCTATTTTTCCAGAAACAGTTAATGTTCCTGAAGATGGTGTATAAGTTAAATTAGTGGAGCTTGTATATTCTGTTGTTATTGTTCCAGTTGTTACTCTTGCAAATAATGGATAATAAGCTGTTGCTGATGATGTATCGTCAACAATATTAACGCCTGTTGTAGGTGCAGCAGCCCATGTAGGCAATCCTGAAGCTAAAGTTAAAATATATCCATTTGTGCCAGGTGTTAAGAATGTTGTTGTATCGGCCGCAGATTGATAAGGTAAATATCCAGCTAAACCACCTGATAAATTAGTAGATTTTGTTGCTGTTGCTGCGTTTCCACCAATAGATAAACTAGATGCTGTGCCGGTTAATCCTGTTCCTGCGCCACTAAATATTAAAGCTGATAACGTGCCTGAAGATGGAATGTATTGTAAATTAGTAGAGCTTGTATTAAATGTGGATGTTGAACCACTTGTGCTTGGTGAAAATAATGGATAAAAAGTAGATGTGCTTGAAGTATTATCAGATACGCCTACAGATGCAGATGAAGTAGTCCAAGTTGGTGCTCCTGATCCATTAGATGTTAAAAATTGACCTGTTGTACCTGCTGCAGTAATTGCTAAAGATGATGCACCTGAATATAATACACCACCTGATACAGCAGTTAAATTAGCATTTGTTCCGCCATTGGCTAAAGGCACTTGGCCTACAATGTTTCCTGCTTGAACAGTTAAAATACTTTTATTAACGTAAATTGCTCCATTGCTTGAATTTACATAAGCTACAGTTCCTAACTTAATTGCATAGCCTGTTGGTGGAATTGTATTTTGATAAAAACCAGCAGAATATGGAGATAAATATAAAGTATCGCCTACTGTATAGCTTCCAGTATTTACGCCTTGAACTAAACCAATAGTTGTAACATAACCTGCTGTTCCTGTAGGAATGGCTTGATTTGCTAAACCTATAACATTTCCTGTTGTTAAACTACTAGCAATAGCTAAAGCTACATTAGGGTAAGTAAATCCACTACTTGTAGATGTAACATATACAGGCTGACCTACGTTAATTGTAGAACCTGTATTGTTATAAACTTTTAATTGTATTTCTTCGCCAATATGTAATGTATTGTTTGTGACATCGTTGTAATAAGCTAAAGCATTTTGAGTGCTGTCATACCATAAACGACCTGCGTTATAGCTTGGAGCTGAAGTTGCTGTATAAGTTTCATAACTAGAAATTGTAGGCGTTGCCATTGTTACGCTAGTTAGCGTTGAGGCAGTAGAACCTAAAGATATAGATGTAGAACCTATGGTAATACTAGAATTTAATAAAGCGCTATTAGGAATACCGCTAAAGTTAGTTCCTGTTAATGTGGGTGTTGTAGTCCATGCCAATCCGCTATTTGATTGTAAAACACCTGTGCTAGGTGCTAAAAATGACGTTGTATTAGATGCAGATTGATATGGTAAGTAATTAGACGCGCCGCCTGCTAAATTAGTCGCAGTTGTAGCAGTCGTAGCTGAACCTGCTGATGTGGCAAAAGTTGCAGTTGCAGCGTTTCCACCAATATTTAATGTTGTCGCAGTTCCTGTTAAACCTGTACCTGGGCCAGTAAATTGTGTTGAAGCAGTAATAGTTGTGCCACCAAGGGTCGTAAAAGCGCCTGTAGATGGGGTAGAAGCTCCAATCGTAGTTCCATTGATACTTCCGCCTGTAATTGATACAGAATTAGCGTTTTGAGTGCTTAAAGTGCCTAATCCTGACACTTGTGTATTAGCAATTGCTATTGTTGTATTAGACGCAGAAGTTAATTGACCTTGTGCATTTACTGTATAAGTTGGGACTGTTGAAGCTGATCCATAAGAACCTGCTGAAACACCTGTATTTGTAATAGAAAATTGTGTGCCTGTTAAAGTAAGGCCTGTTCCTGCTGTATAAGTTGAAGAAAAGGCTAAATTAGACCAATTTAATGGTGTTGTGCCTAATGTTCCGCCTTTTTGAGCAGTTGAATACCATGCAGAACCTACTAAATATGATCCGTTATCCACAAAAATAACGGCTCCAATATATTTATCCCATGTATTTGCATCTAAAGCATAAGTCCATGCTGTTGTTGATGCGATATAAATACCATTTTGTGCTGGATTTGTTTGATTCTTAACTAAAACGCGATCACCAGCTAATGTAGTATAGCCATCAATCGTTTGTAGGCCTGAAAGCGTGATATTAGCGGTTGTACCTACTGCAGCAGGTTGTTTCCATGATAATCCTGCAGCAAAATAATCTACATATTGTTTATTAACAATATCTGTTGCGCCGGAAGGAGTTGTTGATATTTGACCTGTGGTGGTCGATATATTGGTAAAAACGCCTGTTGATGGAACATTAGCACCAATAGTCGTGCTATCAATCGTGCTATTAATAATTGTTAAACCTGATTGAATAGGATTAACGGTAGCGTAGAAAGGCTGACCCTGCCCGATAAATGTATTAAAACTATTATCTAGATTGAATAACGCCTGAACAGGCAGAATATTCTGATCTATCGTCTTTGCAGGATCAGACATCTAATTTCCTTTAAGATTGGTCAGCTACTGGTGTAACGTATAAAGCTGTTGTGCCGCCTGACGCAATTGCTGTTAAATAAAAAGGTGTTGTTGGAACTGCCAACACTACAGGAGTTTCCATAATTGCAGGTAATACAAAGTCACCTGTATTCCCATCAGTAGCAAATACTGCATTAGCCGCAGCACTTGCTGTGCCTGGTGTGAACTTTACTGCACATGGATAAGCGCCTGCATTTAAAAATGCTGCATAGTTTACTTGGTCGTTAGTCGAATCATTAATAGTAACAGCACTATGTTGTGAAGTTGTTACTGTTAATGTCGTTGTAGGGCCAGCTAAACGGATTACTGAAGTATTTGCCATGATTTATCCTTAAACTGCGTTAGTAGGTAATGGACCTTCAGCTCTTACAATTTGTAATACATAGTTACCAGTAGCAGGAGTTGCACTAGAACCTGATGTATTAATAAATTGAATTTGAAGTGTATTAGCTGCAGAACATTCTGCTTCAGCATAAGCAATACCTGCTGTTTGTGTGCCTACATAACCAACAGGAATTATAATATCTGTTGTTTGTAAACCAGCTACAGTAAATGTTTGGTTAGATGATGTTGAAGATACAGCGCTTGGAGCTAATGAAGCTGATATATAAAACGTTTCGTGTGCATTACCACGAGTGATTGTTGTTGATGACATTTGATTTTCCTTTGCAAAGAAAACTAGAAAACTCTAGTTGTGTAATTATATATTAAATAGATGGGAAGCCACCAATTAAAGTGACTTCCGCCTCTATATTTTTTGTTACTAGCTTAAGTCGTAACCAAATACATAAACATCAACAGTTGCTGTAACAAATGGTGTTGAAATGTTTACATAAAGGTTTTGAGCAGTTTGAGCCGCAGTTGTAGTTGGGCTGATAACATCAGTAACTGTGTTGCCTGTTACGCCTGTTAAAGCTGCCGCTGTGTAAATAGCTGTACCACCTTGTGATGGAGCAGTATATAAACCAAATACGACTGTGTGAACGTCTGCACTTGTACCTGCGTTATTAGCATTTGCAACTACAATTTGTTGAACAGAATATGTAGTTGAATTGATAATAGGTAGGTTAAAGTCTTGTGCTGCAGCTGTGCTTAAACCTTTGTAGACAGCTAATAAGCGATTAGCTTGATTAGTGCCTAATTGGGATGGGTGCGCTGCAACGGTACTTGCTGGGCCTGGATTCGCCATAATAAATTTTCCTCTTTTTGTTTTCTAAATAGAGGGGATTTTACTCCCCCCTGTCTGTTATATAACCTAAGCTGCTACTCGGCAAGCTAACTCTGGGTAGAGTGGAGCCCAACCGTAAAGAACATCAAGACGTGTAGGAATTGAGTCATTATTAATTGTGTATTGACGAACAACACGCATTGAAAGACCAATTT